AGCTTAGCAGCTTCCTGTAGATCGCGGAGACTTTGCTCGTATTCCTGGGTATTCTTAGAGACGCTCTGTAATGCGCGTTTAGCGGAGTCTAGCGGGATGGTCGCGTCGATAGCTGCTTTACCATAAGCATAGACGGAGGTAGCTACAGCAGCGAAACCAGCTGCAGCTATCCCCAGGGTAGATACTAGAGAGGATAAACCGCTCTCCTGGTCTACTACCTTAGTAATACCCTGGTTAATTTTCCCCAGGTCATTAACTGTAGATTCCACTCCCTCCGCTGATATCTTTACGGATAGGTCCGCGAGAGTCATTATTAGAAACCTCTAGATGCTTTCTCTGCTTCCAGCTTCTCTATTTCGCGCGCGATCCACGCTACATCTGCCAGGGAGGATATAGATAGGTTTAACTCCACTGGATGCCTATGGAGGTATTTAACGGAGTAGTAAAGGATATCTTTAGCTACTCCGGTTAGACGTTTCCCGATTCTTTAATCTCCGCGTTAAAGTCTACGAGAAATGCTTTCTGAAACTCTAGGAATATCCGGAGGTAAGCTCTCTTATTACGGAGAGCTAGCTTACAGATATCCTTTACTGGGTCCATGGTTTGCGCGTCCTTATCCGTACGGATGTAACATCTACCGATGATATAGCAGCTCTGGAGCTGCTCCGTAATCATCTCTGGGAAGGATATACGGAGACGGTCTATCGCCGATCCATTAGGATACAGGTCCGGGATTTTAGGTTCCCGGAATGAGATAGTAACCTTTTCTTCTCCTGGGAAGAAATCCGAGAGGTCTATCTCTAGATTTTCTTTAGCTTCATCCTGGGGGATAGAGGTTAGCGCGCTAAGAGACATAAGCTAGGTTACTCCAGTCCAGCGTAGTAAGCTACTCCCAGCTTAATCGTAGCTGATTCCTTTACTACTTCATCCGCTACGATCGGTTCGGTAGCGGTTTGGATTACTCCCTGGAATGTTTGGGTAACCGGAGTACCCTCCGCGAGGATTAACTCCAGCTTTACGAATTTACCTTCTTGTGTAAAGAAGATGGGATTTACGTTACCCGTATCTCCATCATACATAATTTCTATTTCGACGCTTCCGGTAGAGGATACAGCGAGGGATTTATCCGTAGCATCTGCTAATGTCTGGACGTTCTTAAAGTTAACCGACCTGGTCGGACGGAAGGAAGTAACGAGAGCGGTACGGTCTACAGTGGTAATAGCTGCTGGAGTCCCTGCGGACTGTAGCGCGCCTAATCCAATTTTTACCGTACAGTTGTTATAGAGAAGAAACTTCATACCATAGACTCCTAAGATATAACCTGGGCTGTAATCTTATAGAGGAGTGTAGCGCAAAATACTACCCGTCCTCCGGACTGGTCCTCGTAAACCATATCCGTACTATCCCGCTTATATAGGATGCACGGATTAGTAGACGTTACGTACCGACCATCTAAAAGCTCCGCTACGCGGTTAGCTATATTCTGTACCTGTACCATAGAGATAGAACCGCTAGACATACCGTAGACATTAATCCGATATACGGGAGTACTTACTACCCTTGTCTTACCGATAGTAATCTGGTCCGCTTGAAAGCTTCCCTCTCGCGTAAATACGATAAGCGGAAACCTGGGAGGTTTCCTAGATACCGGATCGGTTTCTGGGGATATATGCGCGTAGATACTCTGCTGGTATCCGTTAGGTAAATTATCTACAGCTAGCAGATCGGCTAGCGTAGCGTCTCCACTAAGTACCGTATAGATATCCTGCTCTATTACTCCAGGTTCAAATACCATTATTAGGTCCTTACTTTAGTAACGCTTTAATCCGCTTCGTAATCTCCGGAGCTTCCTTCCGGAGAGCTGGGACCAGGAATGGACGTTTAGGTACTCTCTTCCCGGACTTTGTGTACCATCCCATTTCTAGCGGGATCGCATATTTAGCGGATGTATGTACTTCTCCGCTGTACTTCGTAACCATGCGCGAGTATATGGAGTTATGCAGAAATCCAGTATCGGCATTAGGAGCGGTCCCTGGGGGAGACGAGAAATGGATACGCTTCCCTCGCTTATACCGCTTATACTTCCCGGAGCTTTCCGCGATACTCTTTTTAGCGCGCGTCTCTACGGAAGCTACCGATAATCCAACGATAGCGGATATCTTCTCTACATTACGGATATACGCTGGGATTTGGTTAGTCTTAACCTGGATAGATACTCGTCTGGTTTTAGGAGTCATAGGGAAAGTACATCCGTATAGAGCGGACCAAATCTCCGGACGGTAGCTCCATTAGTCAAGCTAACAGATAGACGGATTACTCCAGCTGTAGGATACGCGGATGGAGGGAGGATAGAGATTACTCCCTCCGCTGGGTATTGTTTAGTTATGGTAGCTGTACCGGTCGGAAAGGTATACGCCGATCCGGTTTGCGCGTTAGTGTAGTTAACCGCGAGAGTACCCGTAGTAACGTCTACCGCGCTCCCGTTATCATCTACCAGGCGAAGTACTAGAGCGGACCTATCTCCTACCCAGAGTACATCCGTCTCCTGCATAGAGAGCTTTGGGTCCTCCGAGAGGATATAGATTTTCGACATTAGTTACTCCTGACATAGAGGCGAAGTCCTCCGTAGATCGACGTATCGGACGCTCCCGTAGTCCTGGTAACGGTTACGTAATAAGTACCTGGGGAAGCGGTTACTACCGTATCCAGGGTAAAGGTTACGAAACCAGCTTCAGAGTACGAAGCTGTACCAGGATAGGTAGTAACCAGGGTCCCTGATGCATTGTAGATATTCACCGTTAAGGTAGCTCCCGCGAGAGGTATACCTGTACCGGTTACGTCTACCAGCTGGAGTACTACCGGGAGAGAGCTTCCGGTTAGCACGTCTACGTTTACTTCTTGTTTAGACTGGTCCGATACTACGAGGAATGGTCCCATACGGAGAGTAGAGGTACTTCCTCCTCCTCCTCCTCCTCCCGATACCGGAGCGTCTAGGTAGTATCCGAAAGTACCTAGAGTAGTATGTCCGGTACGCGGTTCGTTCCACGTAGCATCCACGATATTGTCTGGAGTATGTACGGTTTCTACGTATCCGGTTACGTTACCAGCTAGGTTAGCGGTAATCGTTTCTCCAGTTACTCCGGTTAGGATATTCTTCCAGCTGGTAGCTGCTGCTGTATCATTCTCGATCGCGTGTACATCCGCGTCTACCCTAGATACTCCTCCGCTCTGGTGGAGAGTAACGAGTCCTTGTTTAGCGGATGCATCCGACCGAAGTACCATCCATCCGTAAGTACCGTTAGTGGTATACGCGGAGGTTAAACTATTCCATACAGCTCCTGCGGTTTCGGAAGCGGTTAGAGGAGCTACCGTTAAGCTTCCTCCGGTGATAGTCCTGGTCGCATTAGTCCAGATAGACTGGATAGCGGTAGAGCTAAAGCTTCCTACGCTTCCGGTTACGTTTCCTCCGACATTACCTGTAACACTACCTACGCTACCGGTTACGCTTCCTACAGCTCCGGTTACCGAAGCTACAGCTCCCGTTACGCTTCCTACCGATCCGGTAGTAGAGAATGTCTGGGAAGCTCCCAGGGAATATCCGGTTTTATCGGAAACCGTACCAGCGGTTACAGCTCCTCCTATGCTAATCGTAAGCGCGCTAAAGTTAGTAGGAAGTGTAAAGGATGCCATACGCGAGGTAATAGATGCATCTAATCGGTTACCGATAATGTTTCCCGCGCTTCCCGCTGCATATGCACCAGGTAAAGCGGTAGCCCATGGATCGGCTGCGCTTCCAGCTGCATTAAGTTTAAATCCAGCTTGTCCGCTTGTGTATGTACCTGGTAACGCTTCCGACCATACCTGGGTAGCTACCTGGGCTGCTGTAGGAGGAGCTACCGTTAAGCTTCCTCCGGTGATAGTCCTGGTCGCTACAGTCCAGACGTTAGCTGGGACGCTTCCTACCGGAGAGTTAAGGTTATCTACGATTAGCTTTCCGATAGAACCTACTACCGTATTATTCGCGCTTAAATCGTCCCAGATAGACTGGATAGCCGTAGTAGTAAAGCTTCCTACGCTACCCGTTACGTTACCTCCTACGTTACCGGTTACGCTTCCTACAGCTCCAGTAACGGACGCTACGCTACCTCCTACGTTACCGGTTACGGAAGCTACACTACCTCCGACATTACCTGTAACGCTTCCTACAGCTCCTACTACGGACGCTACGCTACCAGCTACGTTACCAGCGGAGACGTTAAGCTGGGATGTACCAGTACCAGAGGTAATGATTCCTCCCGCCGATCCGCTCGCTACGTTCGGGAGAGAGGTTAAACCGAGACGTACGATATCAAATGCATCATATGCCATTACCTGTACTACGGAGTTATAGTCCCTAGATACGGTAGCTTTCTCTATGTTTACAGCTATCCATCCGAGAGTATCTACCTCTCCAGCTGTAAACTCATAGTAATATTGTCCGTTACCTATCTCCGTCCAGGTTCCAGCTCCGGTAGCTACGGTAGCTCCGTTCTTACTAATATTAATCGTAGGAGTAAGTACTCCCGTTTCGGGAGTAAATCCGTCCGTGATATCTACCAGGAGTACAGGGATACGTCTACGCGCTGCTGTAGCTTCGGATTGTTTAATCTGGAACATAGTAACCTCTACGGTTATTATTCCGTAAAACCGTTACCTTATGCGGACTACCCAGAGAATGGATTAAAGGTAGCGGTAGAGCTAGAGGTACTACCTCCTCCTCCGGTAGTAACGTCCTCTAGGACGAGATCGCATAACGCGAGAGCTTCCTCCGGAGCTGTAGTACTTAACCATGCTCCGGTATTACTATTCCGATAAACCATCCTATGTGATATCTGCTCCCAAGCCGGAGCGAAGTTACTATTAATCGTAAATCCCTGCATAGAGTTATTCGACCCGTTACTGGTCTGGACTACCAGATAGTAGGTAGTACCTCCGGTTAGGGTAGCGAGAGTATCTGTAAACTCGAAGAAATGCGGGAGCTGGAGCTGGGTAGATCGCATTTTATTTGTATCTGCCGTTACGGTTTGTAACACATTATTAGACGCGTCTAATATACGTACCGTCATACCTGGGTCAGTACCAAATCCCATACGGAGATACGTCCACCATCCCCTAATCTTATAGGAGCTAACCGTAGCCGGTAGACTAAACTCTATCCCTATCTGGTTATTAGCTTGTCCTGCGGTAGTACTTAGTACAGCGGATGGAGTAGTAAACGGAGCTGGGTAACCATACCAGGTACTAGCTGTACCTATACCGTAACAAGGTATTCCCGTACCTGCTGTAGTACCGTTAAGGTGATACCAGGTAACGTTATTAACTTCGTTTACATTCGCCATTGCAGCGCGTACGGTTATGTTATATCCAGCGGTCCAGTTCGTATTAGGACGGATAACTAAACTGTAAGGAGTACCCTTCGTAAGGTTAGCGGAGAGTCCAGATAGAGTAATAAAGTTATTAGTAACCGTAGGAGATGTACCGATAGAGAATGTATTAGCGTTTACTGTATTAGAGCTAATCCACGTCCCGTTCGGAATACCTGGGGGAGTATTAGCGGAAGCATTAGTAATGCCCTGGAAACCATAGATAAGCGTAGAAGCTCCAGCGATAGTCTCCGCTGTAGCTTGCATAACTATACGTGTATAGGTCCCTGTAGCTGGAGCTACGAATACCATAGCTTGACTATTAGAGGTATTCGGTCCGATAGTCCTGGTAGTAAATGTAAAGTTATTAGCGTTAAAGGACATCCCGCCTAATACGGATAGTCTCCAGTTTACTTGCGCCATTAGCGGACCTTTAGAATATTTCCATCCGGATCGGATACGTCTAGGATTACTTCTTTCCCGATGAAATTAGTACCCAGAGAGTCGATAAGAGATTTAAAGATATAGTCCCAGGGACTACCCATAGTAAACGGTTCCTCTGTAAGTAAATCTCCGCTCCACTCCGCCTCCGTTTCTGGACTACCCTTTAGGTAGTAAACGGTAGATTCTACGTAGGTAATCGTACCGTCCGCATTATTAACCGGAGTACTTACTGTACGTTTCCCTGCATCTACTACATTTACTATCTGCATTACTTGTCAATGTCCTCTAGCTTAATCGGTTTATCGATACCTGGTTTACCATCTACTCCGATCCAGTCCGCTACCAGCTCCACTCCACGTAGTCCCAGGACTCCGAGAAGGAAGGAGAAACCCAGGAGGTAGTTAGGATCGGTTTGTCCGAGAGCTTTCCCCAGGATAGGAGTTAAGTATGTCGCGCTAGCTGTACCAGCGAGGACGGACGAGATATTAGTTATTAGTCCCTTTAGAGGACGTTGACGAAGGACCATTATTACAGCTCCTACAAATCCAGCGGTTACCTGCTGGTAGTTTATATTAGCTTCTGGGGTATCCATTAAAAATCATTCCCTTCTACAGCTTCTACCAGGGAAATATGCTGTACTAGAAGCTCGGTTTTACCAAAGTCCGTACCGATTACATCCCAGTATCTAGAAGTATCTCCCTGGATACGGACTCTATCCTCTGGCATTATGTCCGCGTTTCGGGAAGCTACGAGAGTCCACGCTCCAGACATAGTAAAGCTATTAGATCGCACGTTCTCGGAGTCTCCGGTATTAATCATCCGTCCCTTAATGCTCTTTATCTTAGACCAGGTAAGCTCCGTCCCTCCGCGTCCATCGGAGGTAGTTATGTACCGGAATACATCGATATTAGAGGTACAGAGCATACGCTCCATACCAGCTCCGAGTACAGATACCAGTCCTGCGTCCATTATGTAATAACCTCAAATGGTCGGTACTTTTCTGCCATTAGTAAAAATTGAGACTGGAGAGCGGAGAGCTTGACATTACTATTATCGTCGGAAGCGTCTACCTGGTTAGCGAGGATACCAGCTTTATAAATCCATACAGAGCGTACAGCGGATCGCGTATCGTACTGGTCCGGAGAGATTACTCCGTAGTCCTGCCATATGAGGGACGTACCATCATTAATCCGGTAGCTTTTATAGAGGACATACTCCGGGAATCCTGGTTCGGTCGCGGAGCTGGTCCCAGCTACTACACATTTATAGATACGTCCGTTAGGTACGGTAGGTACGATATAGTCTCCAACCGCGTACGCGGTATTAGCCGACCAGGTAGAGTACCTCCGGTTAGAGTCTACGAAACTTCCTACAGTATCTATATCTATCTCTGGATAGCTATTTGTTTGAGCATGGAGCGTAACGTACGCTAATGCCTGGTCCCTAGTGATCGCCATAAAGGATTATTCCATAATCCTATATTCCGCTCTATTACCTCTGCGTGTATCTACTTGACGGATTATATACGTTTCGTATATAGTCTATATGTTCGAGAGGAGAGTACTAGAGATGGTTAGATTTTTATGCGAGTGGATAGACTGGTTAGGTAATACCGCTATCGCGGAGCTGGACCCAGAGAATACAGATAACCTCCGCGAGGTAGTAGTCCAGTATATGCATGATAACGGTATGACGTTCGAAGTACTGGGAGAGGATAAGGACGAGGACGGTAACGATACGATTACTACGAAGGACGAGGACGGGACGGTTACTACCTACTTCCTTATGGAGAAATGTCCTCCCGCGCGGATCGGTAATATTATTACTAACGAGGATACATCCGAGAAGTATGTACAAATGAAGCAAATCGTCTCTAACTGTAGCGTAGAGGATAGGTTAGACGAGGATTTCTTTATCCAGCAAATCTCTACAGCCCAGGACCTAGAGGATGTATGTCCGCATTGTGATTCCAGAGAGGACCTAGAGGATGTATGTCCTTATTGTTCGGAGGACTATATCTAATGCAGGGATTAACCTTAACGGAATTTATCCGTACCTATAAACCAGTCCCCAGTAAACCGGAATACGCCGATCTGGACCCGTTCGAGTTTAAGGAGGGAGACGTACAGCTTACTATGGATTACTTCTTCCGTACCGATTATCCGGAGGACGTAGAAGCTGTATATCTCTGGACCTGTAGCTCCGCGGACGGATTAATCTATCCTGGGCTACGCTGGGTAGATTCTCTCTGTTATTACGTTAGCTCCGTCCCGTGGACGAGAGAGACGTGGAGAAAGTGTAGATAAAGATAAAACCTCCCAGGATACCTGGGAGGTTTCTTCTTGTCTGGATCGGTACTTTTGCGTGTATGGACCCAGGACGGTAAGTAGAGCTTATGTAGCTCCACCAGCTACAACGATAAGCGATCCTGGTCGCTGGTTTCCGGAAGCTGGGGTAGCGGAGTTACCCAGGTCGAAAGCCTTAAACGCGAACCGCTCCGTAGCCTTATAGATGTACTGGTCCTCGATAAATCCACGCTCGGTAGACATCTCGATGGTTACTCCACGGCGATCTCCGAAAGCTGTACCCAGGGACAAATCTCCGAGGACCATATACGGAGTATTAACCGCGATAGCTGTAGGCATAACCTGGGAGAAGATAACCGGATAGCCGTAGAAGGTAGGATTAGGTCCGTACGCTTGCTGGATATCCATAATCGCGTTTCCTGAGAGAGCATCCAGGAGTGGTGCGACATAGTTATACCAAAATGCCTTATGCATAAACCATGCAGGATTAATACCTGGGTACTGGGGGATTTTGCCTACAGCGGTACGGTAGTTAGCGAGAGATGGACGGAAAGTATTAGGGGAAGCTTGTCCAGCATCCGCGAGTACCAGGGAAGCGATATTAACCTTCGTAGTAGGTTCTACCTTGTATACAGCCTGGAGTACACCAGTAATACCTCCGTAGGTAGCTGTACCATCTCCCATAAAACAATCCACGTCCTCCTGCTGGGCTAGCTTAACAGCAAAGTCCCGCGCTGCCATCGACGCGTAGTCGATAATCGTATCCTCCGAAAGCTCGCGGGATACTGGGTTAAGAGCTGCAAGCTTTACGGTTTGGAGGAGGACCTGATCGAATACGAAGTCCGAAGCGGTAATCGCTGTATTCTCTCCGACATGGTAGACGGTGGTACTTCCGGTTTGGTTAGGGACGAGGAGACTATCCGTAGACATCGGGTAGACGCGGGAATATTGACGCGCCAAACCGAACCGCTCGCGGAGATAGATAAGGTCCGGAGACGTGATAACGGGGACGGTATATCCTCCCGCGCTTTCGGTAGTCTCGTTATTAGCCTTAATATGTCCGTTATCCTTTAACCAGGATGCTGCTTTCTTGTTACCAGCGATAGCCTGGAGGTAACGTCCGAAGGTGTAAGCTTTATAGTTAGCTTCCGAAGTACCTCCGGAGAATACCTGGGTAGCTTTAACGCTACCATGCTCCATCCACGGGTCGGACGCTTTAACTTCTTTCGCTGGGGGATGCATTTCGCCCATACGCTTAACCGCTTCGATCCGCTCTTCTACAGCGTCTACGTCCGACATAATCCGCTTAATCTCTGCGTTATTCTCGGAGAGATTATCCGTTTTAGCTGCAAGCTCTCGCGCGGTAGCGATTAGAGTATTCTTACGCTCCCGGAGTCCTTCAATAGTCATATTTCTTAAGCTCCATTTGTAATCGGAGATTCTCCCGAAGGAGTACCTCCTGGTCTACGATACAGGATTTAACCGTCTCGCTAGAGTCCGTCTCCTCTACTTCTCCATCCCGGAGGAGCTTATGGATCGCAGGAGCTAGCCGTTTAGCGGTATTCCTGGATAGTCCGAATACATCCCGTATTCGTCTCTCTGTAGTCCGGAGAGTATCTGGAGTATTAAAGATACTCTTAGTCCCTCCTCCGGACGTTACTACATTTCCGATAAAGTCTCTCGCGGTTACCGCGAAAGTATCTACCAGGGTATTAAGGTATGTAACCTTGTCGCTGGACGTAAGCTCCAGGACTCCATAGATACCCGCACATAAAGCTTCGTAGATACTCTCCATCCCTTCGTGAACGAGATCGGACTCTACCTCCGCGAATACCTCGCGCGCGTATTCCTCTGGGGATTGTTCTACCGGAGGGAGAAGCTCCATCTCCATCTCGTCCATTTCCTTTACGGACTTTACTACGTTACGGTACTCCGCAGGAGTAGGAGTAACGGACGCTTCCGCGATAGTCCAGCGGATAATCTGGTTAGCTTTTCCTACAGCTTTACGCTCTACCATATGGGACGCTGCTCCGGACGAGAAACCCAGCTTCCCAGCTTTTGCCATACGCGCGATACCCTGCGCGTATTCGTCCGCTAGGTCGATCTGCGCTTGATACCAAATCCCGATATCGTCCGCTTTCGCGTAGCCTGTACCGATAGGACGCTTACCTACCTTACGGTCCATACCGTGATTCCAGTAGAGGTTAATCGGTACTTCCTGGTCCGCAGGGAAACCAAAGTCCGTAGACTTAGTAAAGTAATCTCCCTCCAGGTCGGTTACTTCCGGACTACCAAACCGGACCAGGTATCCGCTAACGGTTCCCAGCTTGTCGCTTTTAATCGCGTCTCCAGAGATAGCTACGATATCCATACAGGAGTATTCCATATTTAGACTCTAGACTAAAGCATCCGGAGGTACATCCGACCATACATCCGGAAGCTCTCCCCAGGATACAGTCCCTAGATTATTAGCTTCGAAGGAGGACGCGAGAGACGGGAGGAGCTGCCCAGCATAGACGAAGCTAGCAGGGTAGAAGTAAATAAACTCCATGATCGGCACGTTTCGGAAGAAATCTCCCAGGGTCCCAGTAATCTCGTAGTCTCCGTTACCCTTATCGATTATGTCTCCATTACCGAAACGCGTAGATGTAATCGTAGCTATTCTCATAGGATATGTTCCAGGATATGCTCCAGCGTTTCTCTATCTTTCTGGTAGAGACTAAACGGATCGCGGACCATATACTCCAGTCCCATAGATGGAATCTCCGCTCCCTCTCCGTCCTTATGTCCGTAGATACGTCCTACGTAAGGATCGAAAAATCTATCTTTCTTGTAGTAGAAACCAGAGGAGGTATATGGTCCTTCGTGGAGTTGAGCTTCTCCCGCGGTCCGCGCGTCGAAAGCTTTATTACGCGCTTCGATGCTTCCTGGTAAATGGAAATCTAGGAAATGTCCGTATTCGTGCGTTAACGTACTAAACCAGTAAGTGGTATTTTTCCAGCTCTCATAGGAGTAGATATCGGAAATAGACTGGATAGATTTCCAGTCCGGAGCTTTTCCCATCTCCGTAAATCTATCTATCCGGATAGTCTTAGTCGCGGACTGGTAGTAAGCTCTACTACCAGCGCGCTCCACGGTTAGCACCAGGTCTACAGGACGCTTCTCTACTATCTGGTTTAGGAGGTTTAGGATACGCTCTACTTCCTTACGATTCTCCAAAGCGAGTACCTTTACCTTAGACGGAGTATCCGCGATAAGGAGCTGGAAATACTCGTCCTTAGCTTGTTTTAATCGCGCGTCCCAGGTTTCGCGCGCGTCCTTATAATCCTGCCATAAATGATGGGTAACGGTAAATTCCGGTCTGGGTCCCAGGGTAGGTATGGTCCGCTCTATGAAGTCCGTTACAGCTTTAACGTCTATAACGTACCGCTCTCCATTCCATACGCGGTTAGGATTACGCGCCGATCTATCGCCTATTACCGGACCTGCTGGTTTCGGAGCTGGTTTCGGTTTCGTAACCTTCGGAGCTGGAGCTACGGCAGGAGTAACCGGAGCTGGAGCTGGAGCTGGAGTACCTGGTCCGCTTCCTGGGGGAGGAGGGATAACCAGCTTTTTCTCCGCTGGTATCTTTCCTTTACCGATACGCGATAGCGGGAGTATCTGGGTAGTATCTCCCCAGGACTCGTTACGTACTACGTTAACCATTTTCTCCAGAGGTACTCCCTGCTGGTAGAGCGCGTACCTGGATGGTCCCATTACCTGGAGCTTCTCTCCTTCGGACATACCGGAGAGGAGCGCATCCGGACCTATACCGGGATAGTTTAATCCTGGGTCGGTAGACTCTCCCAGGATGTACTCCGCGCTTAAGGTAATCGGAAGCATTACGCATCTACAGTTAGGGTGAGACGGCATTATCTCGGAGGTAGGATACTTCTTCCCGGAGAGAGCTAGACAAGCTATACATACTCTCCCGTCCTGGGTAGCTTGTCGCTGGTATCCTACTACCGCTGGGTTACTTTCGTATAGGTATCGCTGACCTTCTCGCGCGGACCTAATCATCTCCGTACGCGCGATAGTCTCCAACCGATTACGGGATACGTTTATATCGGTTTGAGATGCCTGTATTACCTTAGCTAGGTCCCGCGCTGCTTGTCGCGGATTATCTCCTTTTACTACAGCTGCAGCTAGAGTTCTCTTAAACCGCGCGGAGGTATCTTTAGCTAATCCGGAGATAAGCTTTCCCAGCGGACTATCCGGGGAGCTAGACCCGATAAAGCTGGTTAGAGCTTCCTTCGGTATACGGTTATACTCCGCGCTCGCGGTTATCTCTTTAGGGATAAGCGGATCGGTAGACTGGATTAGCTTTCCAGTATTCTTATCTACCGCGTTTAGGGAGCTTTCTTGTCCGTCAAGGATGTACTGTACAGCTTCCTCGTTAACGGTATTAACCCGAAGCTCCAGCTCCTTTATCATCTCCCTGGTGCGATCCATCATAGCGGAGAGCGTATCGAAGTTTAATCCGCGCGCTTCGTAATCTAGAGCGCGCGCTTCCATACCGGATAGCTCCTCCTCTAATGTATCTATAGAGTCGAAATAAGCATTTTGGATTTTCTGTACAGCTTTATCCTCCTCATTAAGGAGAGCTGTACGAAACCGCTGGGAATAAGCGTATACGGACTCCATCCTTTTAGTAACGAGAGAGTCCGTAGGTTTTACGCGGAGGTATGGTTTACCGTAATACATTATTCGTCCGGAGTAAAGTCCGATCCGTAGACGTAATCCTCTGGATATACAGGGATACTCTTTCGGTCCTGCATAATCTTTTCCCGCATCCTTCGGGACCAGGCGTAACCTGCATCTCCTCCCCAGAGATTCCACGCTACGCGACCTGGGGACGGGTATCCTTCCGATCCGCGCGCAAATCCAGGAGCGTCCTTGTCCGTCTCATGCCTGGAGAAGAAACTAAACATCCGGAGGATAACGTCCTCGGATAGCACGTCTCCGTTTACTATTTGGTTAGCGCGCGTAATGCCGATCCGCGTACCTCCGCGCTTTCCGTCCTTTTTCCATTCTAGAGCTTGACGCGCTGCGGATACCATCTCGCTATTAGGTCGGTACTTAACCGATACGCTCCCGTCCTCCATTACTTCGATACTCTTAGTAGTATCCTCCCGAAGCGTTACAGGTTCGGCTCCGGTATGGGGAATATTCAGTCCCAGGAAGCGCGCGGTAGCTTGTGGATCGAAACCAGCGCGGACCAGGACTCCAGCGATATTAGCTTTTTCCGTTAGATCGGATACGCTCTCTCCCTGGTCCTGTACCTTCGGAGGAATAGAAGGATGGAGAGTAATCTCGTCCTCTGGGTTAGCGTCTAGTCCTACCAGGCGTTTAGCTTCCGCGAGAGTACAGATACCAGCTTTATAGAGTCTCTCCGCGCGTACAGCTAAAGCGTCTACATCATCCGATAGAGCGCGGACTCCGGATAGGTCGAAGGATAATCTATCTCCATCCTGGGTTAGGATGAAGTCCGGAAGGAGGGAAACGGTTAGAGTCTCCTCCAGCGCGCGGAGGAGAGGGACCATACCATCCTGCCAAGCTGCCTCCTGGGCTGCTTCGTAGTTAGAGTAAGTACTCCTCTCTAATCCGCTCCCTAATCCGAGGACCATAGGGTTAAGTCCCAGCGCGCTACAGATACGCTCCTCTGGTACTCTGCGTAGAGAGTCTAGAGCTAGCTCCGAAGGAGTCAAGGAGACGCGATCCATTTTATATGGACCCGTCATTACCACTATTCCTCCCGCTCCATCTCCGGTTAGGTCCTCGCGGAGACGGGACTTAATAACCTCCGCATCCTCCCGCGAGATATCTACTACCTGGTCCTTCGCATCCGGACCGACCAGGAGAGACGGCATAGCTCCGTTTACCAGGAGTCCATAAGCTGCTGTACTCGCTTCGTTATCCGCGGATACTTCCCGGAGTACGGACATAACCGGAGAGCGTCCTATACGCAAATCGTCCGGATCGCGTCCATATCTCATATGGATAATGTCCTCTACGGAGATGGAATACTGTACTCCATCCTTCGTATAGACGTAATGGGTAATCGGGTTAGTACCATCTCCTACGGGTCGGACCATATCCTGGGGGAGATACTGAAGGTAGATCGGCTCTCCTACCCTGGATGGTCTAATCTTACGGATGTACGCGTTACCGAATAGCTTATAGTCCTGCAAAATCCAGCCCCAGAATACGGAGGAGGTAATACCTGGGGACGGTTCGCGGAGGAGTTTAATCGCTGGATGGTCCGCGATTACCTCTACCTGGTTACCATCTACAGCGCGGACTACCTGGGGGATAGCTTGTGGAAAGTTTCGGATATACCAGTCGATACCTACAGCTATTACGGAGTTTAGTCCCAGGTCCCCAGCTGTACCGCTCCAGTCCCTATAGCTTCCAGGAAGTATCCTCCGGAGCGCGCTAATCAGCTGTCCGTTATAACCTCCGCTAATCCTGGTATCTCTACTCTGGTTAAACGGAAGCGGTACAGGAGCGGACGGGTTAGCGGTAGCTTTACGGAAGCTCCGGAACATATCTTTTATACCCATATCTTATTATTCCCTATACCGCGGTCCATCCTCTACGCGTCTCTAGGACGTTATAGGCGTAGCTTAAAGCGTCTACGCTATCATCATGTTTACCGATAGGGAAGGAGAGAAGCTCGTCCGTAAACCAGGGAGGAAGCTTCGGAGAATGGATTACCAGTCCCTGCTCGTATCGCGCCTCCAGCGGGAGGAAGCGGGAAACCTTATCCTTATCCGGACGTAGTCCGCGTACCGGAAGCTTCGTAGTCCGGAGAAGCTCCTGGATAACGCTAGCCTGGTACTGAACATTTTCGATACCGATAATCTTAGGACTCCATACGGACGCTACCGCTTTAATATGCTCTAGTACCTGGTTAAACGGAGCGCGTATCCTCTGAGCATCCAGTACATAGATACTTCCATCCGGTAGACGCGTTAGGACTACGGTAGCTGTATAGTCCGCTTCCGCTTTCTGGGATATAGCTAGGTCTACTCCCATATAGGTATCTCCATACTCCGAGATATGCGCGATCCGTAACCAGTCCCGCGATACGCGCGCTCCAGCTGCATCCACAAATTCCGCGAGATACTCCTGCCTATACGCGATACTGGGGAGAGCTTTACTAGCTGCTTCTACTTCCTGCGGATCGATGTACGGATTATCGGTAGTAGGTAGACGGAAGCTCCTCCAGTCCTCGTCCTCCTTCTCCATCTCGTAGAGGACGGAGAAGTAGTTACGTCCCTTCGGAGTGGATAGGAAGTAAGCATCCCCCAGGTAATCGGTTAGGGTAGGTCGGATAGCTTCGGTCCACGCTTCCTCCAGGTATCTAGCGGATGCAGCTTCGTCTATGATTACCCGTCCATACTTCCGTCCGCGCGCTACCGTCCCTGGGTCCTCCAGCGTCCAGTAATCTATCGCTCCTCCGGTTATAAGCTCTATTCTGGGATATGGACTAGATACGGATCGCGTAACCAGTGGAGCATAGATACGCTTATGGTCGCGATACGCTTCCTCTAGGAGACGGTACGTAGGAGCAAACCATCCAACGGGTAACCGTTTAACGATAGCTGTATCCGCTACCAGGTTTCCTCCCAGGGTAGTTTTACCGAAGCGTCTACCGCAGGAGAGGACATTAAAGCGTTTAGCTTCCTTAAGGATTACAGCTTGTCCCTTATGGGGACGAGGAAGGACTAGCTCCGTACGTCCCATTATTCGTCCGCGTAGCGGATAACGATTTCCAGTGGACTACCATCCGCTCCTACCGTTTCGGTCCTTAAGCTCCAGTCCTGCTTACGTCTACGTTCTAACCACCAGGCTGCTGCTTGCCATACTCCGGAGTCCATAGCGGATCGCACCACATTAACCGCGTGGAAAGCTGCTTTACCTTCCGCCTTTTCTATAGAGTCCAGAAATTCGGGATATCGCTTCCTCCACTGGGAGAATGTCTCCTCCGAGATTCCCGCTACGCTACAGCTATCCTTACGCGTATTACCGTCCCGGAGAGCTTGTAATATCGCCTCTACCGTCTCCGGAGAGTACTTCGTAGGTCTACCTGGTCCTGATTTCATTATGTGATTCTCCTTCTCTTATCCTACTAGATATCTAGAGACTCCTGTATCTGGAGTCCGCGTATCCGGTTATTAGCTATCTCCACGTACTCCGGATTAAGCTCTATCCCCAGGTATCTCCGCTTTTCCTGTAGAGCTACGTACCCAGTAGTACCGCTCCCGTTAAACGGGTCCAGGACTACGTCTCCAGGTCTACTACCCGCGAGGATACAGGGACGGATTAGCTCCGGAGGATAGGTAGCGAAATGCGCTCCTGGGAAACCGTGACAAGTAACGGACCATACGCTCCGCTTATTCTTTCCCTTATCCGGATCGCCGATTACTTGTCCGGTACTACTCCCTACGTTACCGTAACCTTTACTATGCTTACCCTGGTATCCCGGATGCTTCTCTTTAGCTCTCTCTTTATCGCGCGCGTTATCCTTCCACGGTTCGCGGATCGCGTCGATATCGTAGAAGTACTTAGTAGACTTTGACATTAGGAAAATGTATTCGTGCGCCTTCGTACATCTATCTAGTACAGGTTCGGGCATAGGGTTAGGTTTACTCCAGATAATGTCCTGGCGTAGATTCCATCCGTCCGCTTGTAGCGCGAAAGCTACCCTCCACGGGATACCGATTAGATTCTTTTCCCGGAGTCCTTCGGAGAGACGGGATACAAGCTTCTCCCGCTTCCCGGAGAAACCAGCTCTACCATCCGGTCCACGGGAGAGCGCGCGTCCAGCGTACGTATCTCCCAGGTTTAACCAGAGAGTACCGTCCTCGCGGAGTACCCGTTTAGCTTCCCGGAATACCTCTACCAGCGCGTTAACGTACTCGGAAGGAGTCTCCTCTAATCCGATCTGCGCTTCCTTCCCGTAATCGCGGAGTCCGAAGTATGGAGGAGATGTAACTATAGTCTGTACGCTTTCGGAAGGTAAATCCTGGAGGACGCGTCTAGCGTCCCCCAGGAGGATAGAGTACAGGTTATTACCCAGTACATCCATTACTCCGTACCCTCTAGGATTACTTTAACCTCTCCCGGCGTAGCTGTATCCTCCAGTATCTTTATCCCGTTAATCTCGCAGATACATCCTACGAGTACAGAGGTAATACAGATAGCTCCTTCTAACCAGGTTAGTACTCCGATAGAGTCCAGAGAAACAAATGCTCTATCGTTATCACCATGTACCGGGATAATGTCAAATATCGGAGGATTTTCTGGGATAGCGTCCTTATGCTCCGTATTATGCTTTAACCGGATAAACCGTCCATCTATCCTCGCGTTAATGAAGGAGGTAAATACTACCGGATCGGAGATTATGTACTCGAAATCCTCGCGCGCGCTTATCTCCTTTAGGATATTTTTCCCTCGCGCTGCAAAGTCCGAGAATAGCTGTAATACATTTATTCCCTTTAGTACAGCCTGTACTTTTTCCATATCTTTATCCATACATTCCGCCTCTCTCTCGTAGATAGTTCTCTTCTATTTTGTAGCCGATCGCGCGGACTACGTTTACCGTCATAGCGTTACCGATAGCGATATATCGGTCCGTATCGGATGGTCGGATTAGTCTAGCGGTTTTATGTCCGTTACAGATAGGACATCCATACTTCCCTAATCCATATGGAAATTCACCTTTACAGCATTTGTAATAGTAAACCTCCGTCCATCCTGCGGGGAAACCTTGTAGTATCTCTCCCTCCTCCGGAGTTAATCTCCGGATAAATCCATCCTTCCGGTTCTCGTCATAAACTAGAGGAGTCTGGTTATTAACTCCCTTAGAAAGATTAGACGCGGTTAGGTTCGGGTATCCTCGGACTCCTTCCGGATTAGACA